ACGAAACGGAGTCCGAGGCTGAACTAAGGTCGATGGTATCAACCCGTCCAGTCAAAGAACCATAGGACGATCCGTCCTGATTCCTCACCTGGTCATCAATAAAAACATGATGACAAAGAGGTGACTCGGAAATATGGTGCTCATACCAAAATCGAATAGCTTGCTGTGACCACATGAGACCAATAGGTTCCATGCATATCGAGCGTGTACTCTTGAAATCTTTTGGCACAAACATCAACCTAGAGACGACAGATTTACTATCTACTACAGGGTCAGAAGTAGGTCCTGAAGGCAATCCATTGTTGCGCCCCCTGTCAATCCGAGGGTCAGTGTACATATACCTGACCGACGGTGTGACAGAAAAGGCGTCGTTCTTGGCTTGTAGGCCGTGAACGCCCCGCTGAGCAACGGCTCCACTCCCATGTTTTGGTGTGAAGTCGCCCTCTTTCCAGTTCACAAAAATCCAACGCATAACAACGCGTAGATTTTCGACGAAAGGGGGTAGTTCTAGATTACCTAACCGTTCCTCCACCTCTAGCCATTTGTGAAACGCAATGGCATTGAGTTCTTCATCTTCGTAGTACAGTTTCTTCCCAAAAAGGAGGAAGCTAAGAAGATACTTGAATAAAGGAGGACCACCAGTTTCCAGGAACGCCTTGTACTCCCGAAAAACGGGAGTACGCTGCATTTCCGGTATATATTCCTTAATAATAAGGTTCCCAGAGTTAGCGTCTCTAAGCACGGATGCCATGAGACGCTCGCCGAGGCTGGTGTACGAACGAATCAAACCGAGTAAGTCGGACCGCAAACGGTTTTCGAACCGCGCGATCGTTCCGTTAGGTTTTACATCGTTAATAGGTGAATCCCCGAGTAGAGATAACCAAGCTACCGTGAGGAGCTTGACGTTGGCAAGGTTGCCTTCGCCGTGCATTTCACGTAGATGGTTGTCAAGAGACGGCCCAGCGATGATGCTGGTGTACCGTCCCTCAACAGAGGGTATCGAGACCCTCGGAGTCCACACGAGCGCTAGCCGGCAACCTCAGACACCAGGCCATGGGCCAGGCTGTCTAAGGGTAGGAGACTAAAGTCGTCACCACCGGTAGG